CGCTTGAGCTATGATCTTCTTAACGCTATCGTCTCCATTAGCAGAGAAGTTAAAGTTCTGTACGACAGTAGTAGCACCGCCACCTTCCATCTGTACTCCTAGCTTACCGTTAGCCCCACGTTTAAGTGGCATGATAGCTTCAGGTCCAGCTTCTCCCATTAGTCCAGTTCTACCACCAGACATAGGGAATGTAGTAGGACTTCCGACTACTCCACCATCAGCGTATGCTTGTACTGGAGATCCACTGGATAAGACAGCACCATCAGCCGCAAAGAAACCTGTAACAGCACTAACCATCTTCTTAACAACCAAGACCCTGTAGAGTTCTTTGATTATCTCAGATGCCATAGTCTTGAAGGCATCCTTAACAGAAGCTGTACCATCAACCATAGACATAAATGCTTTCTCCATAGAAGCCTCTATAGAAGCACCTAAAGCCTCTTGCTCTTCTTTAGCTTTCTGTAGAGCTTCGTGACGTTTAGTTTCAGCATCTGTAAGTTTAAGAGTGTTTTCTATTTGCTTAACTTGAGAAGGAGTTATTATACCATCATACTCATGTTGTATGTCTAGTATCTTTTGTTTAATATCTCTTTCACTACCAAAGATACCTACAAGTTCTGTCTCTACCTTTTTTTCGTGGTTTAGTTGAGTTATATATTCAGCTAAAGCATCAGCATCTTCTTGTGCTTGTGTCTTCTTAGGCTCATCGTATATAGAAACTCCACCCATAGTAGGATCTCTATCAGATGTAGTACCTCTTCCACCATACTTACCTAATCTCTGGGCGGCATCACTACCTTCCATAAGACCATAAGATATTTGAGATATTTTCTTTCTTCTCTCTAGTAACTCATGCTCTTCAGCATTTAAAGCCATAGCTAGGATTATTGCATTTTGATCTACACCTTGAGCTGTTAACTTCTCTTTCAGTATATCCTGAGAAATCTGGAACTCTAGATCGCTAAGTTCTTTCTGGGTATACTTATAAGTAGTTGACTCTTTACCATATCTTAATTCTATCTCTAGAAGTTGGTTTTTCTTAGACTGTATCTGAGCAGATCTATCTAAGTCTTTATTTATCTTATCAAGTATCTTCTGAGCTTTTGCTAATTCTTGTACGTCAGCTTTTACGCCACCCATACCCATAAGAGCTACATCTGTTTCACTAGGAGCTATTGCTCCTCCACGACCCTGAGTTCCACTAGCTTTTACACCTAATTCGACTAATCTTTTTCTCTCTTTTTCCTGTATTTCCGCTACACGCTTATCACGAGCCGCTTTCTCTCTAGCCATTTTTTCTTCATAAGCATAGTAGGCATTTACACCATCAATTCTATTTTGTACTATACTTAAGTTAAGAGTTTTTTCTGCTTCAGCTTTATCTTTTATAGCTTTTTGTTCTTGTTCTAGAATTATTCTCCTAGCCACTACAAGCTGATTAACTATAGATTCATTACGTTTTTGTCTATCTTTTTCTTTCTCTAATGAGGCAGATGCTTTTTTATGTAGATTAAAATCTTCTCTGGCTAACTTTAACTTCTCTCGTGCTTGATCTACATCTTTTTTAGCAATATCCAAAGAGGTCTGTCTGTTCGCGTCTGATTCAAACTGAGCGTTATTAATATTTTCTTGAGCAACTAACATTGCTTTTAAGTGATCTTTAGCTTTAATTATATTATCACTAAGAGCAAGTTCAGCTTTAGTCTCAAAACCGCTCTTAAGAAGCCTTAAAGCCTCTACCATATCAAAAGTCTCTGCTTTAGCTGACTTTAGATTTTCTTCAAAGTTCTTTATTCTATTAGCGGCTTCTTTAGCTGAGGTGTTCATTTCCATAAACATTCTACCTGCGGCAGAAACAATAGGTATAAGGATACCAAGCGCGGCTGACAGACCTACAGCGGCTCCCATACTTAAACCAAGAGGACCAGCAATCATAGGTAGGATACCTGCTAACTGAGAACCCTGCTGGCTAAATGCAACAAAAGCACTTGTACCACCTTGAACTTGAACTGCAAAGTCACCAAACTGATAACCAAGCTGTTGAATAGCCATGTTGTTGCCATTCATTTTGTTTCTGGTGTTACCCATGACTTTGCCAGAAGCCATTTGTGCGGCGTTTAATCTTTGTGTAGCGGCAGTTAAAGAGTCTGTAAACTTAGTCTCTTGTTGTACCTTTGCCCCTAGCTTCATTATAGCAGATTGACTCATCCTAGAAGTTTTAGATAAGTTGTTCTGTGCCATGACGATCTTGTTTATAGAACTCATGTATTGACTTTTGTCGCCAGTTCTAGCAAAGTCTTTAGCTAACAACCTTACAGCTCTTTTAGTCTGACCAGTAGTCTTCATTAGTCCTGTAAGTTCTTTGTAGTCTACTTTAACTGCTAATTGTATCGCCCCTATGTCATCCATTCACTGTCCCCATATAAACTGTATCAACACGTTTTATCGTTTCTATATCCCTAGAGGAAATATGTGTCTCAGTCAGTTCCTTCCATGCTTTAATTTCAATATAAGTTATCGGGTTAGGTCCAGAGAATCCCATAGATCTACTGTTGTTTAATGCAATAAAGGCAGACCAGACATGAGACAGTAGCGATGGAAAATGTGTCGGGGGTTCCAGTGCTTCAGGTCTACGTCCAATCTGCCTTTCTACTTGTTCTAAATGTTCTCGTTCTGTAGTGCCATCCTTATCAGGTTTGTTGAGCTTAAACTGATGTTCAGCCCATTCACACAACTGATTAGTTAGGCTTTCGTAAAATCCAGAGAGTCTGCAAGTGCCTCCTCAATCTGATCTTTAATCCAAAACACTTCGTCGTAAAGATCTTTAGCTTTAGCAATGGAGAGTTTAGGTTGCTCTTTGTTGTAAGTTATATTCCACTCAGAAGTTATTTTAGATAACATATCTAGTGTAGCTTTTTCCATCTCTTGAGCAGTCAAGTTTGTACTCTTATTAGACTGCATCTCTTTAAGACGTTTGTTTGTTTGTTCGTGCATTAACTCTTTGTACTCTTTAGAGTGACTAGCAAATACTACAATAGTCATATCTGTCTTGTCTTCATTCTTAAGTACAACACCAGTGTTAGGGTGCTTTAGCTTTACTTCTACAGTGTTACTTGTAGGTTTTAGATCCATTAAATCCATGTCGAGTTCCTTTCGGGCAGTATCGGGTGAATTATGTTAAGTGTGGGAACTTCCGACCCGACTCAGAAGTCCCCACTAACCTTAGCTAAGGTGTTACGTTATGAAGGTCGTGTGATCTTCAAGTTAGTTGCTTCAGTTGCATCAAATAGAGCAACAAAAGACATGCTAATCATTCGGCTTGTAGGTCCATCTACGCCAACATCAGCACTGTTTATTTTTACTTTAGGAAACTGGAATGTGTAAGCGTTAGAACCTGAAGGGTCGTTAACTGATACTTCAATCTCTGTCTCTGTCTCGTTAAGGAAACGGTTAATTAATGCCGCATCCTGAAAGTAAGCTGTTAGTGTACCTTCAACTTCTGCTCTACCATACTCTAATGATGGTGCGCTATCATCTCCGATTACGAAGGTAGGTGCGAAGGAATTAGTTAATGTAAAGTCTAATGCAGTTACGATAGCTACGTTAGCGGCTCCACCTACATTACCAATACCAATGTTACCTGAGTAAGCATCAAATGGTGCGGCTCCTGAAGAGGCTGTCTGTGTCTTCTGAGTAGCACTGATAGTCATATTCTTACCTACCATACCGAAGGTAGTAGCTACCATTTGGTTAGGTGCAAGTGAAATACCCATAGTGGAAACTGAACAACCTGTAAATAATCTAGCTTGATCAATGTCTGCGGCGTAGTCTTCTATAGAGAAGAACTGAGGTGTTGTACCTACTTTAAGAACATTAGATGAAAAAGTATTAAGCATAGCTGACTCTAAGAAGTCGTCGTAGTCAGCATCTCTGAGGTCTACAACAATGTCCCCAGCTACTTGTCTGTTGCCGTGTCGATCTACACGAGGCATACGGTCAGCTTGGATGTCGTTACCAGCTACACGGTCTTTAGTTAAGTTCAAAGAGTGTGTGCTGAAAGGAAGGTTAGTAAAGTTACCAGCAGGTGTCGTACCGAAAGTAGTTTCGGCTTTGTAAGACAGGCTGGAGCGTGAACCCTGTGCAAAGGCCATGATGTATTCTCCTAGTTATTTATAAATGTACCATCCGATATTAATCGGAACATAGTACCAAGGGCTGTCAATCAAACCTTGTTGCCTCTCAGCATAGTCGATTGATAATTTAATTGTTTCTGATTCTGCGTTAGTAAACGATATGTCAGTCGTAGCTTGAAATGCGTCTATAACTTTGTTAACATAACCGTCTGCGGTTGAAGGTCCGTTACCTTCTGGTGTAAATACTGTAACAGCAAAGACACCTTGATACCTGAGTTGAGGATTTAAGCCCCTTACAGCAGGTCTAGTCACTGTAGGCAGGTATTGTACTCTAATAAAGCTAGTACCTGTTGTCGGCTCAAATGCTACGTTCTCGTAAGCGATGTCGGGTAAGTTAGCCGTTGTAGAGATGTGTGTCTCAAGTGCGGCTCTTATATCATTATGTATACTAGCCATATTTATTCCTTACCTTTGAAAATATATTATAAGGTTGTGTACGTCTCCAGTCAGCCCCACCCTTTTCTACAGCTTTAGCGTGAGGTGATCCGTTCCTAAGAACAATAGTATCTTTGTAGTTAAAGTCTTGTATACTATTTATGTCGTTTAATAGATTGTTAAGACCTTCTGTTGACATTGATACTTTGTCTTGTTTTTTAGGTCTACCTTCAGAGGACTTACCTCTAGGTCTACCTGCACCAACACCATAAGAAAAAGATGTTATATAAGCACCAGTATCTACTGTGGGAGTAGATATATCTATAGTATAGACAGCTATTTTTTCTAGTCTATCTTTTACAGCTAATTCCACTGCCATATCAACTTTACTTTTTAACTTAGATATAGTTTTTTCTAGGTTTAGTACCTGTTTCATATCCTACTCCTGTACGTCACATATGTAACACATAGCTACACCGTTAGAAAATATAGATATAGCTCTTGTTACTTTAACTGTGTCACCGTTACCTATAATTAAGTCATCAGGAAATGGGTCTATATTTGAACCAAGATAAGGTACTACACACTTACGTGTACCTCTAATAACTTCTTCAGGGTTAGCACTAGAATAATCATAGAAGTAACCAGTGAAACTATAGTCAGTCGTAGATGAGCCTACTACAGAACCTGTAGATGGGTTATAGTTACCCCCCGTAGTAATTTTACGTAGTGTAAGTGTTTCACCGAAATCTTCAACTAGCTTGAGTAAGTCAAATGCTCTAAAAGACATATGTTACTCCTTCTATTCGTATTCAGGTGATTGGTAGCTTGGTGGGTTTTTAAATCTATCTCTTCTGAAAGAGCCTTCAATGCGGTTAGTGTCCTGTCTTACAGCTTCTACTTTACTCTTAGTAATACCACCAGCTAGTACCCCTACCGAAGCACCTGAAGTTTTACCTTGATACTCTAAGTTATCTGCTAGTGAATTGTAGTGTGTAACTAAGTCAGAGTAGTCAGCCTTTAAAGCTCCACTAAGTTCTGTGTTTACTTTCCTAGAATACTTAGATGCTATAGCTCTAGCAATCCAAGCTCCAGAGTAGTAGACGTTATTACCGTTCTCTCCTAGAGAGAAAGTAACTTCTTCATTCTGTACTTGCTGGTCAGTTGTGTCAGTATCACCAACCAATAGTCGTACTGTATTGAGACGACCAGAAGCCGTAGTTGTGTTTAGATCCGTTGGATCGTAAGACCAAGCCATTTAGTCGTCCCCTTT